CTTGGTTGTCTGACGCCCTAGTCGGGGTGTTGTTCTTGCGATTACTCCAAGAATAATGTGGGCATACCACTAAAGCAGTCAATTACTGCTTTATCGTCTTGTTTGACGTAGAGTCCCCAGGTGCGGGACTCGAACAATGTTTTCAAATGATTCATTGTGCGGCTCTGAAAATTTTCAGGAGCCGTTGGGGCAAGATCGGATTTGATCATTGCCCAAGCCTTATTGGCTCTATGACGGGCGTTTCTGCCCATTAAAGTCATGAAGGTCGGGGTGCTTTCCCCTTCCCAGAGACGCTGAAAGGCGTCTTGGCGAGCCAGCAAAGCTGCTAGCTCGTGGAAAGAAATTAGTTTTAATTCTTTCTTAATGTGAGATAATTTCTCACGTACCGTTTTACTATGTAAGTAATCCGGGAGAAGCTGATCAATGTTATCAGCTTTTATTAGCTCGCATTTCGAGACTACTTTGTCAATGATAAGCTTATCATTGAGCCATACGAAGCCTTTTGGGGCTGCGTAATAAATACCTCTTAACAAAAGGTAATAACGAAGGAAGTCTCTTTCGTTTAGGTTGAGAATACTCTCATACCAAGGAAGATAGTTCTTCCTAAAATTATCGTCTGAATAATTAACGATACGTCCAATTGACATATCAACGCCTCCTAAAACTATAGGAAGAGTAGCCATAGCTGAACTTAGCTTGGCTGACTGAGTAAAGTTCTTTACCCATAGAAAAGTGCGGGCTCGCTCTTTAACAGTATGCTGAGGTGCATACTTTACTTGCTTGTTTAGCATAGTAGCATGGCCGAAAAATGGGTGAGCCCCATCGGCCCTTACTTTTGAGTGTCCACTCAAAATAGATCCCTTGATAACATCAAGGAATACAAGATTCCCAAAGATGGAATCTTTAAAAGGAGCAAGGTCCTTTATAGTATCTAAATCAGATACTTCAGCGAGGTACTGCTCGCAGAATGTCCCACTGTCGCGGGATATTGAATTGATTTTGCTGAATTCACAGCATAATCCTTCTGCAGTTTTGCAGAATAGTAAGGCTTGCTTAAGCTTTACTTTCAGTAAGAGAAGGTCATCTCCTACTGATTGTCCCATAGGTCTTGGGACTTTTGTGGTGATACTAGTTGCCCTAACGAGCCCCGCGAGCAGCGAGGTGAGATGCATGAAGGATAGTCCATCCCCCATAAAACTGCCTCTGACAGAGGTTACTTCATCTGGCCCTTGCCAGTAACCCTTCTCAATTAGATGGGTCATATCAATCTTTCGTTCGAAAGTTGAAAAGAGGTCCCTAAAGACCTCCCATGGTGGAAAGTCCACCATGATTTTGTCGAAATGTTCGACATTTTCTTCTAACAAATCGTTAGGCATTCGATAAGTGGCTTCACTTAAATCGAGAGAGAATAAGAATTCTTCATTTTCTAGCTCAAGTAGTTCTTCTTGAGTCAAGCCTTGGGTCTCCGCCCAGGCTAATGCGTATTCGTCAGGATCGCTCATCTTGGATTCCGGGTCCGGTCAAAACCCGC